ACATATGATTCTTGATAGCTTCATTCATGTAATAGGTAATTACTGTGTGGCATTGATTTTTAAAAGCGTGTGCCTGCGCTTTGATTTGATGTGGTGCTGTATCGCTTATAGAAACAAGTCTTGAAACAGCCATATCTGCAACTTCTTCTACAGAGTGTCCTCTATAGTTAGTTGTTTTTACTCCTAAATCACCTATTGATATCTCGAACTTATCTGTGTTCACCAAACTCTCCAGTTAGTATTTTTCTGGTTCGACAGGCTCTAATTCTATATCTTCTCTGCCTATCATGCCTACAGGTTTTTTTTCTTCTTTTTCGACTTGCGACCATTTGCAAGCCTTTATACCTGATTCATCTTGATATGTAACTACAGGATCATCTAATCTATGATATCCATATAGTTTTTGTGTTAGCTCAACATCTGTATCTAAAAGAGATGATCTAGGTGCTACTGCTACCTTTATACCTCTATTTATACAATTTGCTATCCAAAACTCTACACATCCTCTTCCTGCTTCTGCAAAGTGCATATTTGATTTATAAGTAAAATCGACTCCAAATATTGATAATCGACCTACTTTGGACCATATAGCAAAAGCTATTGCATAAGCTATTGTATTATTGAAATATGCACTACCTGCATAGTTCGCAATTTGTTCCAATGGATATTCTTGAACAGCAGGAACTCTACTGTCAATATCACAAGAATATATTGGATAATTAACTTTAGGCAACATATCTCGCATCATTGATGTCATATTACCTGCATCTTCTGTATCCAAAAATCTACTCATTGGATCAAGAATAAAAGCTCTATCTACTTGTTTTAAAACACCAATCATTGCATTTACTGCCCATACTTCATCAAACTTATAGCTATGTACTTGAGATAAGTGAAAGTCTATTTGACTCTGACCCATTGCAACTAGGGCAATACTTTTACCTTCTAACTCTTCTAATGGTTTTTGAAGCATTAGTTAACTACTTTTCTTGGTGTTCCTGTTCTTAGATAATCATTCGTGTTTCTTCCCTCACCCAACACTTTTAGTCTATCAATAGCTTGCATAAATCTATTTTCATAATTTTGTATAATATCAGCTTCACCTTTCATAAAGGTGTAAGCTTCAACTAGAGAAGCATATAATAAACAATCATGTGCATTAGTACCTAACCAGCTTGTACCACTACTAGAGGTAGTTATAGATGTAGGTTTGTATCTGTAGTGTAGCTCTACTGTAAATCCAGAACTTGGTGTTGGTGCTACTATAAAACTATTTTCATCAAAAATAGCATAATATTTAGGAACACCTGTTGTAGTAGCTACAGGAAAAGATGTCCTTATAAAAGATACATCTTTAAAATTTAAATACTCATATCCATTATTATCTACAGCTAATGAATATGGTGCTAGAAAATCAGTAGGCATTGTCAAATATTGATTATCACCAGTTAAAGTTGCAGTAACATTCTTTCTAAAAATTGGTAGTTCAACCAGTTTTTGTATTCTATCTTCTGCACCTACTATAAATTCATCTAAGTTATTAACAAATGTAGTTTCAGTATTATTAGTATAATCTTGTATTGCTGTTTTTAAAGTTGTAAATGTCCATGCCATTAGCTTGTACTCACTTCTAATTTACCGATTTCACCAGTCATTTTTAAATTCATTGTACTTGATCCAAACTGAGCAAGACCACCACCTATAGGATTAAAAGCAGAATATCTTGTTGATTCTTTCTTACCTGTATCTGGTCTAGGTCTGAATAAAGATTGTATATCGTTAGTTTCTACTTCACCAATTCTTAGTTGTGGATGATCTTTATCAAAACAATACTTACAAACTCGCAATCCATTTCTAGTTCTATCTTTAACTTCAAAAAATAGTTCTCTTAGTTTATAGGTAAAACCGCATCTATCACAAATACCTAATGCTTTTTTTCCTACTGAATAAGACATATTAGTTCATATAAGATAGATTAGGAACAAACTTAACATTTGCTTTTTCTCTATCAGCCTCACTAACATCTTTCCAAAGTTCATCATATCTTGCTTTTATCATAGGTACTCTTGCTTGTGCGCTTTCAGACTTACAAGCTAAATTAAAAGCTAATGCGTAAGTTAAACAAGGTAGATATCTAGCAGGAACATCAGCATTATTTGCGGCTGTTATACCTACATCTTCTATTCTTTTTACATAATCATAAACAATAGTGTATGTTTGAGCATCATCTGGTGTTGCCCATAATACAATAGAATTAGTTCCAGTATTTTTATCTACAAAAAACTGAGTAGGCTTTGATCTAGTTAATTTTTTTGATTGATGATTGTATTGTGTTCTAGATATTCTTTTCAATCTTTGATCCATTTGTTTGTCTACATTTCCAGCATCTGTTCTAACAAAAGCATCAACTACATCTAAAGCTGAAGATTGCAAATCATAAGTATTAGTTCCAGCAGTAACACTTATAGTTGCTTGATCTAAAGTCCAAAGGTTTAATCCCTTATTTTGCCATTCAAGAAATACTAAATTCAAAGCTCTTTTTGCAGATTTGAAATCATATCCAGTACGCATCTCTAAACCACAGAGATCATATGACTCCTCAAAAATATCACCTATATCTAAATTAAATGTAGTTGTTCCACTAGTAGCCATTGTATTTCCTTAACATTTCCACCGCCTACGAGCTTGCCTTATCCTTGAATTAGGATCATTTCTCGTTTTAGCAGAGCTTCTTTTTAATTGACCTAATGATCTAGCACAATATGACTTTCTTCTTTTTGCCGCTTTACTACCTTTCTTTACTTTACCAGTAACAGCAGTCTTTAACTTAGAACCGGGATTTGCTCTTCTATAAGCCGCAACTCCCTTTTTAGTCATACCTGCGCCAGATTTAGTAGGTCTAAAATTTGCACCTTTACCCTTAGTAGTTCTAGGTATATTTTTAGACTTTCTTTTTGCTCGCGCCATTAGTCTATGAACTTACTTCCAGCGTATGAGCGATCAAACCTTCTTCCTCTTGATCTTTGTCCATCACCAAGCCTTCTTTTTCTTTTTTTTCCAACTGTTGTTACAGTAAGAACTCCTTCTTTCTTGATCCTTTCAATTTCTGATGGACTAGCTCCCATTTTTTCAAATCTTTTTATGTCATCTTGAGAAGCTTTGACCATTTTATCAGGAACATCTGTACCTGCTTTTCCACCACCCTTATAATTTAGTTTTTTTTTAGTCATACCACCACCATACATTTTCTGTACTTGGTCTTTGAACATAGGTGTTTTATCCATCATGGTTTCACCACCATCACGATACATCATACTCATTGGTGCTTTCTTTCTCATAACACCACCACCCATGTAATTCATCCTTTTTTTCTTATTGAGTCCACCCGGCATATCAATATCCTCTTAGTTAATAAATTAATATAAATAGCACCCCACTAATGTAGGGTACTATAAATATATATAATGACTAGTATTATTTCTTTTTAGCTTTTTTCTTAGCTACTTTCTTTTTAGTCTTTTTCTTAGCTGGTTTCTTACCGCCAACATAAGCTTCATTGACATCAGGTGTAGATGGATCATCTGCTATAAAATGACCTTTATCATTTTTAGCTCTTTCACCATTCATCTCAGCACATTTACGCTGTGCATCTTCGAGATCAGGATCAGGACCAAAAATAGGTCTATAGATACCATCTTCTCCCAAATGTAATACTTTGTATTGTGCTGGAAACTCACCAGTTTCAGAAATAACATAATTATTAGCCATACTCGTTCCTATTAGTCTGAATAAACTTTTACCATTTCTAAGGTGATAGAATAAGTATCACCAGAGGAATGACCCTTCGTAGTAAAAAGAATGTCTCCAGTCTTTCCACTTCCTGCATTATTTGGTAGTCCACCAATATCTTTAAAGTCAAGATGTCCATTACTACTTTCTGCAAGCTCCATCAAAAGAACATTTGATGTAGCATCTAAAAATAGTTGTACTGACATACCGACAATAGCATGACTTAATCTTGTTACTCTAACTTCAGAACAAGAGACTCCTGCCGCATTAGCTTTTAAAGCAGATACATCTACTTTAGCAACTGCGGATTCGCCTGTGCCATCACTAACATTGGTAAACTTCATAACACAGTTTCTTTCACCATCATGTATTGTTTGTGAAGTTACTGCATCAGCCATGATTTATTCTCCTACACAAACGGAGTAGCTAGAGAGCCATCACCATATACACGACCAGTAGCTATCCAGCATTTAGTAAATGAACCACCTACTGCTGATATACCAACAACATCAATGACACCGCCAATAAATCTACCCTTTGTATCTGCATCCATTACAATTTTGTCATCATCTGATCCGTCAGCATAAAATTGTTTTGCACTAACTGTTCCGGGTGCATCTTTATCAAAAATCAAAAGATTTGAAGCATCACTATATCCTTCGTTTGCAGTAGAAGAATCAAGACTAAATGTTCCTGTAAAAGTAGTACCTACAATAAATTTGTAGTGTAAGCCAGAGGAGGCTGTTGGGAGAGTTACTACTATTCCTCCAGCTCTGTTCAAAGTAAATATAGAACCTGACTGAGCTTCAGTAACAGTAAAAGTAGCAGTTGTTATATCAGCTACATTTTTATCTCCATTGATTGTACCAGTAGTTGCAATATTACCACTAGCATCAATATCTAAAGTTGTGGTAATTGCACCAGTTGTTGAATTTTTTGAGATTTGCTCAAAACCTGCTTCGGACCTTACTGGTCCTTTAAATGTTGTATTCGCCATTTTACATACCCTCCATTGGGTAATACTTTATCGTCTTGGCTGTCTGCTAGGGCAGTCGATAAAGAAAATTAATCCCTAGAAAAAAAGAGAGTCCTAATTAACAACCACTTTTGCTTAAGGTGTTTTTATATAGGTGTGTGATGTAACTAGGACTCTCAATACTACTTACGAGCTTCCGGGTGAACCGAAAACACCGAGTGGATCACTTACCCCAAACGAGTAACGCTCACGAGCTTTATAGCGAACATTACCTGTATCGAAGTCTCCATCCATGCTTGTAGCCATAGGTGATCTGACAAAGTGTTTCATACCATCAGGTACATCAGTAATGATAAAGAAAGCATTAGTATCAGTTAAGTAATTGTTAACTGAGAAACCTTCTGGAATCACACCATTGCTTCTAATAGCATTGATATCGTTGTCAGCAGTTCCTACTCTGTACTCACTTTGTAATAAGCGTGTAGCAGTAAACTGTAGATCACTAGGTACGATCAATTTTCTTGGTCGTGCCGCAATCTTTAGTCCTCTTTCATCAGTCCACTTGCCGATCTGAATTACAGCATCTTCTAAAGATGTTTCATTCAAGTCAGCCGCAGTAGAAGGTCTGTTAGAGTTTTTACCACCACTTACTAATGGATGTCCATCACCACCAGTTACTCCATCACCATCTGCTGTGAATAGGTTTACACCATCACCGCCTTGAAAACTGTTAGTAAATCCATTGTTAAGTGGGAATACTGCTTTAACCTGCTTAGTGTATGACATAGCACGAGCCAAAGCTTTGGTGTAACGAGCTGAGACAGAAACATATAGATTATCTTCCATAGCTTCTTCTGTAATCGCATATCCCATAGCAATAGTTTCGTGGGTGTAGCGAGCCACAAAAGATTCTTGAGCAGTATCATAACTGATAGCCGCACCTTCATCTTTTACTGGAGCCGCACCAAATCCAGACAACTTGAGTTCTTCTTCAAATGATCTATCAGAATTT